TACATAGTCAATAACTTCCATTGAGTGTTTGCATCTGGGGCTATATATCAGTAGAGACATCTAATATGTATAAGGGTATTTTGTAAAAAAAAATTAACGCATAGTAATAAAGATGATGAACTTGTATTTGATGATTATTCTTATTGCTGTTGTCCTGTTACTCACAGTCAGACGTGAACCCTTCACTGAGATGTTCGGATTTTCAGGACACACTAAACCTACTGGTCGTATTCGCCTAGATGATTCCAAACCCAATCTTGCTGGGTATAAGAAAGTGGAAGTTGGTGTTGATAACGACCTAATGCAAGAATTTGTTCTCCAAACTAATAAAGAAATCACCAAGCGCACTGGTCTCTGTACCTACATTATTGAGACCACCGATGTTAAGAAGTATGTAAAGGAAGACAAAGAACTTTACGAGTGTAGCTTCATGAACGTGAAAAATAATGGATTCGCGTTTGGTTTTATAGTTGCATCCTATTTTGAAGTCGTAAATGGAAATGTCAAATTGGTATCTCTCCGTACACAACCACTTGATGCTGAATCCGCGTCCGAAATTGCACCCTTCGTGGATAGTGTTTCTGGTAAGGATTTCGTAAACTATGATCTGGTCAAGGAGAGGGCCACACCCACTCTCGGTGAGTTAGAAATGGCTAAAAATAAATTGCAGTAATTATAATGATCAGCATCAATGATGTGACAAGGATTGATGAAAGGAGAAAGCAGATCAGGAAGGATATATATACACGAATATATGAACAGTTTTCTCGTAAAATAAAACAATGTGTTGAATTGGGTCACAAACAGGTGTTTTTAACTGTACCCACATTTGTTATCGGCTGTCCAACTTTTGATAGAGCTGCAGCAGGTAGGTATGTAGCACGACAATTTACGTTGGGTGGATTTGATGTGAGACTTGTGAGTGAGTATGATTTGTATGTTTCATGGAATATACCCAAAAAGAAGAAGGAAAAGAATATTGTGACGGAAGAAACCGACTTTCCGGATTTGATGAATCTCAAGAAGATGGCTGATAAGTACAGGAGAAGTGCGTAGTCTAGCTATTAATAAAAACACACTCAATGATAAATGGACAATTTAAACGTGCTCGTTGAAGCTAAGAAAGAATACTTAGGACAACTATGCCTCATCATGTCTCCAGTTATGATTGAAGTATTTCATGGTATGTATGAAGAAGCCACAAAACTCTCTAAGGGTAAAAAAAGTCTAATCATGTTTCAAAAGCTTCTCAAAGAGGTTCCAAATTGGTCTAATCAAATGTCTGCTCAACATGCGAGTAATATCGCCGATCGCTGTGCGTGGTTTAGTGATCTCTTAGCCGCTGTTTTCGTTGCATGCACTAAGATTCTCTCTGCAGTTCGTCTCAAATCTGATAACAAGAAGATTTCATTGAAATTGCCAACTAATGAGGTTTTCATTCAGACGTGCTATAATAATACTGCCAAAGATCTTTATAAAAATCCTTATATTTTCCACGAGGAACAGAGTGAGTATATGAGAGATGATCAACTTACACAGCGTTTTTGTCTATGCATTGAGTCTACTGTGAAAGAGCTCATTCCAGTTCAACAGATTCTTCAGACGTACATGTCCCAAGATAATAGCCGTGACATTGATCTAGATGGTGATGTTCACGATACCGAGGATCCGGATGTATTTGATGGTCATGAAGAGCCACCCCTTCCAGAGCCACCCTTTCCAGAGTCAGAATCTTTACCCGAGAATGAGGACATGATGGGTACAGAAGAGCAAATCCAACCAACTGGTCTAGAGAATGAGTTCAAGACGGTTCCCGGTGTTGAAGCACCAGAACCCCAACTAGAACCCCAGTCAGAACTAGAACCTCATTCCGAGCCAACTTTTGGTATTCCACCTCAGGCCATTGACGAAGATGAAGGTGTTCTCTTTGGTGACGCACCGGATCATCGTGTAAAAAAAACTGCGTATAATTAAATGGAGTTATCCGACTATCTCAGAGACCCAATGTCCGCTGCTCTCATAGCCGCTGTTGTCACCGCTGGTTATATTCACGCCAAGGCTCAACTTAACAATGAAGGTAAGTTAGAACTTAACAAGTATGCTAAACCAGCTGTTCTCAATGCTATCCTAGTATTCTTCATTGTGTCAAATGGTATAGGACAAAGAGAATCAATTTCTACTGAACCTTTTTAAACTTAAAGAATACACTTATAATATAAGAAAATGGCGTCTGTCACTGCGTTTAATGACATGCTCTCTCAATTTCTTGTGGAATTGCACAAGACTTTTCCAGAGGAAAAGGGTATCAAGAAGATGACTACATCTTTTGAATTGATTAAGGACACCAACCCTCGTCTCATTGTTGATGGTTTCATGAATGGTGTAACTCCTTATGCGGATAAGATTTCTGGTAAGGATGAATCATTTCTTTTGGAGGAGATTGAAACGATTGACTTTCTCAAGGATTTGAACATTAAGAGTTATTGGTCTCGTATGAGTGACTCTACAAAGGCTGCGACTTGGCAGTACCTTCAGACCCTGTATATGCTTGGTATGACAATTAACTCCGTTCCAGCTGATACACTCAGTCAGATTGAGAAGATTGCGAAGGGTGTAGCTGATAAGATGCAGACAGATGGCGGTGATCTTGATCAAGACGCTCTCATGAAGATGATGGGTAGCATGCTTGGTGGTATGAACAAAAAATAAACCTTAATATATATTAAATGAAGACCTGGTTTGAAGATCCTCAGCAACTCATTAGATCTGATCAGGTTCTTCAATTCTGGCCAAATAATGAACAAACTCCAGAAGACCGAATTAATGCCTCTTCTCGTTTTATAATTTACGCATGTTGTATCATTTACGTTACTCGCCGTGATCCACGGATTTTCGTCCTTGGTAGTACTCTTTTAGGTGTTCTTTATGTAATGTACAAGTCTAAAATGGTGAAGGAGGGATATGGAATTAGTGTGAGTGGAGACGGGCGTGGATGTCAAACACCAACATTAGACAATCCCATGGCTAATGTACTTATGACGGATTACTCTGACGCCCCTAACCGACTTGAGGCCTGTTACTACCCAACAGTGAAACCATTTGTTAAGGCGTATTTAGATGATCGTATCCCATATGATTCTGGTAGATCTAGATCACCCCATCCATCTCAACACCGCAATGCCTCTGCTCGTCAGTTCGTAACGACTGCTGTTTCTCAAATTCCAGGCGATCAAACTTCTTTCGCTGAATGGTGTTATGGCCCCAAAAATGGACGTGATTGCAGGACCAACCCTGAAATGTGCAGTCCAAACGCTCGAGGCACTCAATTAGAGGCTTTTGCAGGTCTTGACCTCGCTGGTGATAGCCGAGTTTCTCATCGGGGACACGGAATTAGTTCATCTTAGATATAAATATTCTCATGTAATAATAAATATGGCATACCAATTACAACCTGGTCTTGCAATAGTTCAAAATACGGGTGCTCTTCCATCGGTGAAGGCCACTGAGGAGGTTTTCGTTTACCCCCAGCCCAGTACCCTTAACTATTGCTGTCGTCCAAATACTATGCTTTATGGAACCGCCCCCTATATGGCTGGCAAAGGTTCTCCAGCGCAATTCATCGAAGTGAGTGATCAACTTCGCCCTCAATCTACCTCGCGTTTCAATAGAGTCATTGTGCCAACCTATGAACGTAACCTTTTCCCCCTCTCCAATATGGAGTGTAAGGTACCTCTTCGTTCCATCGGTTATGAACCAATGAGTACTCGCGCGGAACTCCAGAACGGCCTCTTTCAACGAAGATACGCTAATAAAAATGTTACTAAAAACTAAGAATGGCGGATCCTATTTCACTTGCAGCTATCGCTGGTTTAGTTTTTGCTGGTAGATCATTGAGTTCCCGGTCTAAACCGGATCCAGTTGAATCAACTCCAACTTCAACTCCAACTCCAACTCAAGAACCCCAATTTACTTATAATAATGATGATGTTCCCGATTTTATTGATCGTGATTTTGAAGCACGTGTAGAAATCCCCATGAAGAAAGAAATGGGTACTTTTGGTGACACCACCCCTCAACAGAGGAGTGGTGGTCAAGAGATTCTCAATATGAGAAACCGTATGTACGACACTGGTCGTATGAACAACCTTTCCCCAGTTGAAAAGCAATTGGTTGGCCCAGGTTTGGGTATTGGTGCTAATACTCCAGCAAGTGGTGGTTTCCAACAGATGTTCCGAGTGAACCCGGAGAATGTGGGTGCTTACCGTCTCACTACTCTTCCAGGTCGCTCTGGTCCAGCTGCGGATGTAACTGGTGGGCGTTCCGCTGTTGTCGGTCAATTGCAACACAATAAACCTGATACCACAGCATATCTCCCATCCCGTCTTCCAGCGATGCCTGGTCGTGCCCAGGGTATGTCTGGTGCTGTACCAAGAGCCAGTCATCAGAAGACAATGAGAACCACGAACCGATCTGAGACTGGTCTTCGTGAAGATGGATTAGGTTTCAATGGTGCGAAGCGTTTCATATCTGCTCAAACTGTGCCTCAAGATCCCACTCGTTTCAAGAGTGATCGTAACGATCAACAATTTTCCCACTACAGCCATGCGTCTCCCGGTATCACCAATTTCACCGGTGCTTACGCAACCAGTGCGGCTGCTCAGATTACTTCAAAGAACAATGAAGAGTTGATGAAGTATGGGTTCCGTCCAGAAGATCGTCGTGGTAAGGCTAACCGTATGGGTAACGCTGGTCGTATGAATGTGAGAGAGAGTGCACTCAAACAGGGTGGTCGCCTCACAGCTGTACGCTCCGATACTTCCCGCATTGATGGTCGTGTGAACGCTGCAAATGGGGCTTGGACTCAAAACTACCAACAGAAGCCTTTTCACCAATTCAACGCCTATAAGGGTAACGAGAATCCATATTCTCGCGACTTAGGAATCGCATCCAGGCAACTCCAGAACAACCCATTGTCTCACAGCATTTGCTAAGTTTACTTTATTAATTAGACAAAAACATTCATTAAAATATTGTACCTATATTTTAATGAAGGTTCATACCCTTGATATAGATAGTGGCGAGAGAGATACTAATGTATATACACACGCCAATAGTTATTCAATCACTCTCAAAGAAGCTATTTATGACGTTACACATATTAAACTTGTGTCTGCTCGTATTCCAACCCCTCAGCTAACCACATGTGTTACGAATAAATCATTTACTGTAAAAGGTTCTGGTGGTAACGATGTTTCTTCTAGCCTAATTACTTTAGATGAAACCAATTATGCTAGTGGAACAGCCCTTGCCTCTGATCTTGATACTAAAATGCAACCACCTATAACATGTATAGATTCTGTTATATTTGACACTGATACAGAAGCTTTAACATTTTCAAATACTCATAATAGTAATAACTTCACCTTCTCATTTTTTGATGGACAGAATGGATTCTTAAGTAATACAGCTATTACAACACCCCATCAGGTTATCGGATTTTCTTCTTCTAACCATACATCATCAGGAAATAGTATTGTATCAGGAGCTATTAATCTGGAAGGACCAAACTCCCTCATTCTTCGTATAAGATCGGGGTCAGATGAGTTTACAAAAACTGTATATTCAGCGACACCATTCTATACCGGTCATATTCTTATGGATGGTACAGACTTTATAAATTTTAACGGTACAGATGACCCACTCACACACGAGTTCTACAGTGGACCACAGAAGTATATAAAGGAACTTCAATTGGAGTTCTTCTATATGAGTCACGGGCGTCTCATCCCATATGATTTCAGAAATCAAGATCATATTTTGAAATTTGAAATTACATGTTCTACAGATAAGTTAGAGGGTCTCCCTAGAGTTAGAGTTCCATTAGATGATGAGGTTGTTGAAAAGGATTTGCCGCCACCAATAAGTATCACCGAAGCTGTGGTTGATTCTTATAAATGGAAAGAATATCTTTCTATCGGTATTATTG